TTTGCCTGTTAAGAAAAATGTCATTGGTGCAAGCCAAATACCCCCAGCCATAATAACATCAATACTCCCACTACACTTAGATGTGTGCGATATGTCGCCTGTGGGAGTTTTTTTATTTATAAAATTGGAGGTGAAGTGGCATTGAAGTTAAATGCTAGGCAAAAGGCTTTTTGTGAGTTTTATGTAGCATCTGGAAATGCTACTGAAGCTGCAATAAAGGCTGGGTATAAAGAAAAGAATGCTAGAAAAATCGGTAGTGAAAACTTGACAAAAACGGACATAAAAGCCTATGTTAAAGAATTAATGGATAAAGCTGAATCTGAAAGAATTGCATCTGCCGAAGAAGTTTTACAAAACTTAACAGCAATGATGAGAGGTGAAATACAAGAAGAGGTTGTAGTAGTTGAAGGAAAAGGCGATGGGATTTCAACTGCTTCTATCATAAAAAAGCAAGTATCGGCTAAAGAAAGAATAAAAGCAGCAGAACTCTTAGGAAAAAGACATACTTTATTTACAGATAAAACTAAATTTGAAGGAACTTTACCTGTTATGATTGTTGGAGAAGATGATTTAGATGAGTAAATATATAAAAATAAATTTACCTCAAATCATTGGAAAGGGTTATAAATCGTTTTGGAACTTCAAGGGTAGGTATAAGGTAGTTAAAGGGTCAAGAGCATCAAAAAAGAGTAAGACAACAGCTCTATGGATAATCTATAACATGATGAAATATAAAAATGCTAATACTCTTGTTGTAAGAAAAGTATTTAGAACTTTAAAAGATAGCTGTTACTCTGATTTAAGATGGGCTATAAACAGATTTCAAGTTCAAGACTACTGGGAGTTTAAAGAAAGCCCACTTGAAATAACCTATAAACCAACAGGACAAAAGATTTTATTTAGAGGTTTTGATGATCCATTAAAGATTACATCAATTTCAGTTTCAGTTGGTAGTTTGTGTTGGTGCTGGATAGAAGAAGCATATGAATTAACAGACGAAACTGCTTTTAATATGTTAGATGAAAGTATTAGAGGGGTTGTAGAAGAACCATTATTCAAACAAATTATCATATCTTTTAACCCTTGGAATGAAAGACACTGGTTAAAATCTAGATTCTTTGATAAAGTTGATGATAATATATTAGCACTTACAACTAATTATCAATGTAATGAGTGGTTAGATGATGCTGATAAGAAATTATTTGAAGATATGAAAAAAAATAACCCACGTAGGTATCAGGTTGCTGGACTTGGTAACTGGGGAATAGTAGATGGACTTGTCTATGAAAATTGGCAAGAGTTGGAGTTTGATTGGAGAGAAATATTAAATAAAAGACAAAAAGCAAAAGCAGTATTTGGGCTAGATTTTGGATATACTAATGACCCTGCTGCTTTTTTTTGTGGAATATTAGATCAGGATCAAAAAGAAATTTATGTTTTTGATGAAATATACCAAAAAGGAATGCAGAATACAGCTATTTACAATAATATAGAAAAATTAGGTTTTAAAAAAGAAATTATAGTTGCTGATAGTGCTGAGCCAAAAAGTATAGACCATTTAAAAGGTTTAGGACTTTATAGAATAAAAGCATCTAAAAAAGGAAAAGATAGCATTAATGCAGGAATACAGTTTATTCAAGACTTTAAAATTTTTATCCATCCAAGGTGTGTAAATTTCTTAACAGAGATTTCTAACTATGCATGGGATAAGGATAAATTTGGAAAAGCAATAAATAAACCTATTGATGATTTTAACCATTTGATGGATGCTATGAGATATGCACTTGAGGATTATATGAGAAATAATTCTGTAAGAACAATAGATAGAAATGTTTTAGGAATAAGATAAGAGAGGAGGATTAATGACTGTAGAAGATTTAAAAGAAGCACTGGAGGCATTTATAAAAAATGAATTGCCAGAATTACAAAAAATGGAAGATTATTATAGTGGGAAACATAATATTTTAAATAAGAAAGATAGAAGTGATAAGAAAAAAGATACTAAGTTAATTAATAATTATCCTGAGTATATTGCAACTATTGCAACAGCTTATTTCTTAGGAAAACCCATTGCTTACGCTTTACAAGATGATAAATTAAAAAAAGATTTTGAAAAATTATCAGAATATTTGGCTACTGAAGAAGAACAACAAGAAAACTTTGAGCATTCTCAAAATTGTAGTATTTTTGGTAAATCTTATGAGTTATGGTATAAAAATGTGGATAATACTATTGGAAATGTAGTTGTAGATCCTCGTGATTGTTTTATATTAAGAGATAATACAGTAAAAAAAGAAATAATTGCTGCGGTCAGATGGGATAAAACTAAAAATAAAGAGGATAAATGGGTTTATACATTGGAAGTTTATGATAGTACTAGTGTTACAACTTATGAATTTTTATCAGATAGTGATAAAAAAGAAGTTCCATCGGTAAAAGGAGAAACTAAACTACACGGATTTAACCAAGTCCCAATCATTGAGTTCTTAAACAATAAAAGGGCTAACGGAGATTTTAAAAATGTAATTTCTTTGATAGATGGTTATAACGAAGCTACTTCAACTGCTATAGATGATATGAAAGATTTTACAGATGCATACTTAGTTTTAGTTAATATGGGTGGAACTACTGATGAAGAACTAGAAAGAATGAATAAAAATAAAGTTATGCTTATTAATGAGCAAGGTGATGCTAAGTGGCTTGTTAAGCAAGTTAATGATAGTTATGCTCAAAACAATAAAAATAGATTGAACCAGGACATTCATAAGTTTTCTATGATACCAGACATGCAAGACAAAGAGTTTAGTGGAAATAGCTCGGGAGTTGCACTTGGATATAAATTATTGGCTTTAGAACAACTAGCAGCACAAAAGGAAATGTATTTTAAAAAGGCTATTAATCAAAGATTAGAACTTATGATAGATTTTCATAACTTAAAAATAAAATCTACTGATATTCAAAAAGTCTTTACTAGAAACGTTCCAAAGAACTTAGTTGAAGCAGCTGACACAGCTCAAAAGTTACAAGGAATAGTATCCCATGAAACTATTTTATCTACATTGCCTTTTGTTGAGGATGCAAAAAGTGAATTAGAAAAAATAAAAGCTGAAGAAGATATAAATGCAATGAAGGATATGAATACTCCGATTAGAGTTGATGTAAATGACTCAAAAGAATAGAGATTATTGGGAAGAAAGACAAATTAAAAGAGAAGCTAAGGCATTTACTACAATACAGGATATTGAAAAAGAATATAAGATTGCACTAGAAAAGGCTAAGCAGGATATAAATAAAGAGATTTCTAGAATAACTACAACTTATATGAATGATAATGTTTTAAATTATAATGAAGCTTTGAAACATTTAAAAGGTAATGATTATAAAGTTTGGAAAAAAGATTTACATGATTATATGAAAGAATATAATAAACTTTTAAAGAATGCACCTTTACAAGCACAAAAATTATATTTAGAAATTGAAACATTATCTGCTAAAAGTCGTATAAGTAGATTGGATAGTCTTAAATCACAAATAGACATGGAGCTTACTAAGTTGATATTTGGAGTTGAAGATAGCAGTAAAAATGCTTTAAATTCTGTTTATAGAGATACTTTTTTAGAAGTAACTAAAGACTTGGGTATTAATCCTGTTGTCAGTAGAGATAAAATAAAAACAGTTCTGGATAAGCCTTGGAGTGGTGCTAATTTCTCTGAAAGATTATGGAGTAATACGGATAAATTAGCTCAAACAGTGAAGCAAGAAATAGTTAATGGAATGATACAAGGTATTAATTTACAAACTATGACTAAAAGAGTTTCTGAAAGATTTGAAACAGCTAAAAAGAATGATATCGAAAGACTTCTAAGAACTGAAGTTAATTATACTTTAAATCAAGCTACCTTAGATGGCTATAAAGAAGCTGGGATAGAAAAATATGAATTTAGTGCTACATTAGACAATAGAACTAGTCAAATATGCTCTGAATTGCATGGTAATATATTTGAAATAAAAAATATAGCTGTTGGACTTAATTATCCACCGATGCACCCAAGATGCAGAAGCACGACTATCCCAATTATTGATTATGAAAGCTTAGTTAAACAAGGTAGAGAAGAAATAGAAAAGAATAATTACAGTTTGGATAATAATAATAATAATAATGATTTTACAAGTGATGAAAATAATATAACTAAATTTAAGAAAGCTGAAACTATTGAAGAAGCTGAAAATTATGCTAAAGATATTTTAGGTTTAACAAAAACAAATTATTCAAACATGCATGTTGATGTTGCTAACACTATTAATTTTGAGATAACTAAATTATATGATGCTTTTAAAGGAATAGATAAATCAGGTTGTTTAAAAGGATTCACTGTTGTAAAATCCAAAGATCTACCTTCAGGGTCTCTTGCTGGGTACTGTCCTTCTATAGGTACTATAAGAATCAAAAATGTTAGTTACAAAACATCGTTAAAAAGAATGGAAGAAAAAGTCATTTCAAGTTTTGAAAAGGGCTGGTGTAGTACATCTAGTGCTGAACATATTATTAGACATGAGTTAGGTCATAGTGTGCAACATTGGTTAGTAGATACTGATATGGTGAAATTATTAAAAATAGATGATTTAAGAAAAGAGGTATATAATAAGTGTGAATTAGGACCATGGTATCATGGAGCTTCTGAAGAAGATAAGAAAAAAGCAGGAGAATATTTATCGTATTATGGTTTGATGGATAATGGTGAATTTATAGCTGAATCAGTCGCTGAGTATATGTCTGGAAATCCTCGTAATGTAGCTAAAAAAGTAATTGATATTTTATTTGGTAAGGAGTGAATTTAAATGATTATAATAGATGAAAATCAAGCTCAGTATTTATTAAAACATTTGAAAGTTAACCAAGAAAAACCATTCACTTATATATTTCATAAAAATGGTAATATTACTCAAGCAGAAATCAAAAATTTATTACATTTTGATAAAACATTAAAAAATCTATATGGAACAGATTGTGGGATCATAAATTTAGAAAAACTACTATCATTAAAAAAATAAAACAATTAAATCAAAGCACTTAGCTAAAAACTAGGTGCTTTTTTTATTGCAAAGAAAGGAGGTATAGAGATAAATATTGTCGTACTGAGGGACATTAAACATCTGGGAAAATAGTCACACAGGACTTTAAACAGGAGGATAAAATGAAAAAATTTAAAATTAATATTCAACAATTTGCAGAACCAGGAGAGCCAAAAACATTTACTCAAGAAGAAGTTGACAAAATGATAGAAACTAGACTTAAAAGAGAAAATGAAAAATTTGAAAAAGCTAAAAAGGAACTTGAAAGACAACATAATGAATCTATTGAAGATTATGAAGAAAGAATTAAAAATGCTAATCTTACTGCAGAAGAAAAGCACAAAAAAGAACTTGAAAAGATTCAAAAAGACTTAGATGCAAAGAATGCTGAACTTTCAAAAATAAAGACAGATGAAATCAAAAGAACTACATTAGCAAAGTATAAAATGCCAGATAAGTTTTTAGATAGAATATCTGGAGCTAATGAAGAAGAAATAGAAGCATCTGTTAAAGGTTTTGCAGAAGTAATGGGTGAATATGTAAAAGGACTTGGTGCTAGTGGAGTACCAGGAGCTTTGAATGGCGGAAGTAATGGTGGAGCTGATAAAAAAGCTCAATTAGAAGATTTAAGAAAGAAAGCTTTTGAAAGTGGTTCTGATATAGACAGAGCTAACTATGTAAGAGCAAAGCAAGAATTAGAAAACTCAGGAGGTAATGAATAATGGCAAAAATAGATAAACAATTAAACTCAACAAATCAAGCAATATCAAATGATATTTTAGATGAATTACAATTAGTAAATCCTAATAATTCTCCTATCATATCTCACATTTTAAGAGGTGGAAGAGTAGATAAAGCAACATCTACAACTATTGAATGGATAGATCATTATGAAAGAAAAACAACATCTAGTTTAAAAGTTGCATTGAATGCTGGAGTAAGTGAAATTCAAGTAGTAGATGAAGATATCTTAGTTCAAGACGCTTTATTATCAATTGGAGATGAAATAGTAAAAGTTATTAAAGTGAAAACAGACAATAAAGCGGATGTTACTAGAGGCTATGCTGGAACAACATCTACTGCTGGAAATATAGCTGCAAATACAATAGTTCAAAGTTTAGGAATAGAAATGGAAGAAGGTGGAGAACTTAAAAAGTCTTCTGTCAGATTACCTGTGCATATCACAAATAACACAGGAATCATATATGAAGAATATGAAGTAACAGAAACAGCTAAACATTTAAATCCACATGGACAAAGTGGACTTTCTGTAAGAGAACTAGAATCTCAAAAGAAAAAAGATGAGATGCTAGGAATTATGGAAAATAAACTTTTAAATGGAGTTAAGTATGTAAATGGTAAATTAAGAATTTCTGGAGGTATTAAATCTTTAATTAAAGAACATGGAATAGTTTTAGATGCTGGAAATCAACCTTTTTCAGTTGATTTATTGACAACAGCAGTAAAAGCAATAGTTAATAAAGGAAATCCAGGAGCAGCAGACTTAAAAGCTGGTAAGTATTTTGTATGCGTACCTTGGGATATAGCTATTCAAATTAATAAACTGAATAAAGATATTGTTAGGGCAGATGTAAAAGAAAAAGTAACAGGAACTGTAATCACAGAAATAGTTACAAATGCAGGAGTTGTATCTGTGTTCCCTGCTCCATCTTTAGCGGCTAACGAATTCTTATTAATAAACTTAAATGAAGTTAGCTTAAAGCAATTATATCCAATAAAAGAGGAAGTAGGAGCTAAAACTAATTTAGCAGATAACTATTTCTTACATGGTGAATATGCACATCAAATAACTAAATTACCATTCCAAGTGCATGTTAAAAATGTAAAAATATCTTAGGAGGTAGTAATGGCTAAAAAACAAGATGAAATAACTAATGTTGAAGAAATAAAAGAAATAAAAGAAATAACTTTTGAATCTAGTTATAAAAATTTAATCATAGCTGGAACATCTATACAGTTCAAAGATGGAATTTACTCAACATCTGATGAAAATGAGATAGAACTTTTAAGAAATAATAACCTTGTGACTGAGGCAGGAGAATAAAACTCCTGCTTTTATCATATTAGGAGGTTAAGATGGATGAAACTTATAATAAAATAATTGAAAAAGTGAAAGAATTAACAACTATTAGCAACGAGGCTATGTTGAAAATTCAAGTAACTATTTTAGTTAGAAAAGCTTTAAATTTTATGAATAGAGATGATTTTCCACCTAAACTTATAGAACCATTTGCAGAGCATTTGGCATTAAAGTCTATTGAAGAAAGTGAAATAAAAGGCAATATTTCAAAAGTTACTGAGGGAGATACAACTATAGAATACAACACATCTAATAATACAACTGATGAAATGTTCTTATCTTTAAAGAGTCAATTATTTAGATTTAGAAAGGTTGGTACAGTATGAGTATTTTAGATAAGTTACATACTGATAAAGTTACAGTTATTAGATCTGTTGTGGTTGTAGATGAATACGGAGGAGCTTTTGAAGAACAAAGAGAAATATTAAGCAATATTCCCTGCAGACTTTCACAGAAATGGTTGAGAAGTATTACACCAGGACCAGTTAATAGCAGTGGACAAGAATATAAACTATTTGTAGGCTTAAATGTAGATATTAAACAAAATGATTTGTTGAAAATCACAAGAAAAGCAGATGGAGAACTTTATATTTTTAAAGCATCTAAACCTTTGGCTTACAACATCATAAAACATAAGGAAATAGCCTTGACAGAAGTATCTGAAAACGAGGTAAATTATGGAACTTAAAGGATTTAAGGAATTCGATAAAATTCTTGATGAAATAAAAACAAAAGCTCCACAAGCTACTGAAAATTTTTTAATGTTACAAGCTGAAGATTTAAAAAAAGATGTTAAGAATCTAACACCCGTCGACACTGGAACTTTAAAAAATGCTTGGCAAAGAGAAAACGGAAATAGATTAACTGGAAATACATTCTCTCAAATTGTATTTAACATGACTAATTATGCTCATCATGTTGAGTATGGTCATAGAGTTGGAAGAAGCAAAACAAAATTTGTTAAAGGTAGATTTATGCTTAGAACAGCTGTATCTATGAGACAAATTAAATTCTATAAAGATTTAAAAAATTTTTATGGAGGATTGATAAAAAAATGAAATGGGCAGATATAAGGAATGCATTAAATAAGATTATTTCTGAAAAACTAAAAGTAAACCCATACAGTGAGGATATAGATAATGTCAAAAAACCTTGTTTTTATATTGATTTAGTTAGCTATAAAAAAGAGTTTAATTCTGAGTATAGAGAACTAAAAACAATAGATATTGATGTTATCTATTTTCCAAAAACTAATGGAAAGCTTACTAATGCTGAAATATTAGAAAATTTAGAAAACTTAGATGATGCATTTGAAATAGAAGGTAAAAAGGTTTTACATGTACTAGATAGATTTCTAACTTTAAGAAATACAGATATAAAAATTGTAGATATAGTTGGTCATTATGTATTTACACTAAGTTTATACGATTTATATGGAAAACCTTATGATTATGAGTTAATGAATGATTTAGAATTAAGATTTAAAGAAGGAGGTAGCAATTAATGGGAAATGAAGTAGGACAAATAAAAGCTAGTCCAAACATTAATATAGAGTTTAGAACTCTTGCAACAACCGCTATACAAAGAAGCGAAAGAGGCATAGTTTGCTTAATATTAAAAGATACTAAGAAAACTGTTAAATGGAATATTCTAAAAACAATAGCTGATTTAAAAGATGATGAATGGGAATCTAAAAATGTTAAATACATTAAATTAGCAATGCACTATGGAGCTAAGAAAGTATTAATAAGAGTGTTACAAACTGGAGAGAACTTAGATGATGTTCTAGGTGAATTTAAAGAAAGAAAAATGCACTGGTTAGCTTATCCAGGAGCAGAGCAAGCAGATGACCAAAAACTTGTAACTTGGACTAAACAAGTATTTGGAAATGATGGAGCAATAGGAAAGACTGTCAAATATGTATCTAGCTTTGCTAATAATACAGATCATGTTGCAATAGTAGAGCTTGGAAATACAGGAACTTATAAGTCTATTTATGGAGATTTTACAGCTCAAGAATACACAGCAGCAATTGCAGGACTTATAGCAGGAATGCCAATAAATAGATCGGCCGATAACTTTGTTATGTCAGATTTAAAAGAAGTAGATTACTTTGAGCCTAAACTTGGTAAATTCTCTCTATACAATGATGATGAAAAAGTTAGGGTTAATTATGGTGTCAACTCAAAAACTACTTTTGATAGCACTTGGAAGAAAGACACAAGAAAAATCAAAATCGTTGAAGGGATGTGCTTTATAACTGATGATATAAGAGATACATTTAAAAATTATTGGTTAGGAATTTACATAAATGACTATAACAATAAAATGAATTTCTGCTCTAATGTTACTAAGGTTTATTTTAAAGAAATGGCTCCAAATGTATTAAGTGGAGACTATGATAATAAGATTGAAATAGACTTAGAAGCACAAAAGAGACTAATTGTTTTAGATGGAAAAGATCCAGAAGAAATGACTGAAATGGATATATTAAAATATCCTAGTGGAGATGATGTATTCTTAACTGGTGATGTCAGATTTGCAGATACTATGGCAAATCTTAGCTTGGTTATAAAGATGTGATAGGAGGTTATAATGGCAGATATATCAATAAGAGGTTATCATACTATTGCTGGAGCTCATGGTACTCTTTGGATAGATAATGAAAAAATAGCAGAATTTTCTAAGGTTAATGCTAAAGTCACACCTGATAGAAAGGATGTACAACTAGGATTATCTGTGGATAGTAAAATCGTAGCTTTAAAGGGAGAAGGAAGTATTACTCTTGAAAAAGTATATTCGAGAGGTAAGAAAATAGCTAATAAATTAATAAAAGGACATGATCCAAGAGTTAGGATAGTTACTAACTTAGCAGATCCTGATACACCTGGAAAGCAAGAAGAAAGAATATCTTTAGATAATGTTTGGTTTAATTCAATAGATTTAATCAATATTGCTAGAGGAGAAGTTATAGAAGAAGAGTATCCATTTGGATTTACTCCAGAGGATCTAAAATATGAAAATGATATAAAATAGGAGGATAATATGCTAATTACAGCAGATATGCTACTTGAAAATAGTAAAAAGATAAATAGTGATAAAAGAGAAAAAATAAAAATCTATATAAAAGAATTAGATGGAGATTTAGAATGTGAGCTTTTAAACAAAGAAGATTACTTAGATTTAATCTTATCTAAAGAAAAAGATAAGGATTTAGAAGTAATTTATAATTCTTGTTCTATCTTTAGAGATGATAGATTAATAGAAAAGTTAGGTTGTAAATCAAATCCAACACAAGTTGTTGGAAAAGTTTTAAAAGACCCCACTATTTATAGACTAGCAGATTTAATCTTAGTAGCTTCTGGATATGGAGAAAAAGATTTAGTTAGTATTGTTGAAGAAACAAAAAACTAATAGAGAGCGACTGGAAATTAAGTACAGTCGCTCATTACTTGAATAGAGGGCATACATTAGAAGAACTTAGAAAACTTTCTGAAAAAGATTTATTTTATATGTACCTTTTAAAAGAACAATGATATAATATAGAATATTAAATTCATTTTAGGAGGGAAGTTTTATGAAAAAGTTTTTATTTATGTTATTTATTTTTATTTCTGCTATTACTTTTGGTGCTACAAGATATGTTACTAAGAATGGTACATTTCCTTATACGAGAACCAAAGAACAATTGGATGATATCTTTATGTATATTAATTCAAAGGATATGCCTGCTTTAAAAAAATATATGAATCAATTGATAAATAGTGGTGATGGGGGATATTTAAAACCAGGATTAGAAGTGGAATTAGTAGATACTGCTGATTTTGCTAGTGTGGTAAAAATTAGATTGGTTGGAGATACAATTCAATGTTGGACTGTTAGAGAGGCAATCCAAAGAAAATAAAATAATAAATATTAAATCAAATTAAGAGCAGTTTAAAACTGCTCTTTTTTATTTGGAGGTGAAAATTTGGAACATGTACTAAGTGCTAGACTAGAACTCAAAGATAAATTTACTGCAGTTGTAAATAAAGCAGAAAAAGGACTAGCTGGGCTTTATCAAAAAGCTAAATCTATGAACTGGGAAAAGGTTAATAGTGGTTTAAATAAATTTGGAGCTGTTGCTGCAGGAGGATTAGTTGGATTAGGTGCTATAGCTGGAAGCTCTTTAACCGCTTTTGCAGATTTAGAAGATCAAGTCAGAAGAAATAAAGCTATCATGGGAGCAACAGCAGCTGAAGAAAATATGCTAATGACTCAAACAAGAGAACTTGGAAGAAGTACAAAATTTACAGCTCAAGAAGTAGCACAAGCTCAAATGTATCAAGCAATGGCAGGAATGAAAACAAATGAAGTATTAGAAATGACACCAAAACTTTTAAAGCTATCTATTGCATCTGGAGAAGATTTAGCTAGTACATCAGATTTACTTACAGATAATATAAGTGCTTTTGGCTTAAAATTGCAAGATGCTGATAGATTTATGGATGTCATGGCGGCTACTGCAAACAATACAAATACAAGTATTGCACAATTAGGAGAAGCTTATAAGTATGTCGCATCAACTTCAAGGAATTTTGAAAGTTTAGAAGAAACAAATATTATTCTAGGATTATTAGCAGATAGCGGGCTTAAAGGTTCTATAGCAGGAAGAAACTTAGCATCAATTTATGCAAGACTTTCAAAAACAACTCCTGATATGGATAAAGCTTTGAAAAAAGCTGGAGTAACTCTTTATGATAACAATGGTAAGTTTAAAGGATTAAGAAAAATTTTAGAAGAATTAAAGCCTAAGCTTGCACAAATGAATGATGAACAAAGAAATTTATTTTTGACTACAATAGCAGGTTCTGAAGGATTGAAAGTAATGAATAGTCTGTTAGGAACTTCAAAAGAAGGGATAGAAAAAGCAGAGAATGCTATAAAAAATGCAACAGGTGCAACAGATAAAATGGCTAGTGAAGTGGAAAAAACAACAAAAAATAACCCATAAAATATGCCCCCGTAACAGCCGAAGGTAAGAATATTGCCTCGATAGGGTGCTTTAAATATCTTACACTAATGGGGTGCAAAATAAGTCAGCCTACGGATACTGACTTCGATGAAGAGCTTGGAGGAATAGGCAAAGACGGCAAACTGCTAAAAGAACCTATAACCATTACACCCACAACATATCAAATATGGATTGCAGGAAAGCTTATAACACTGGACAATTGCAACGACCTTACAACCATTCCAGGTGTAGAAGGCACCGTAAAGTTCGACCCTGCAACACGCATACTTACATTAGAGAATGCCAATATAAGCACAAACGCACACTATGGAATACTAAATTTCATGGACAACGTAACTATTCAGCTCGTTGGAACTAACAATATTACGGCCCAACTAAGTAATACTATATATAACAACGACGACTGTTCGCTGAGCGTCGTTGGACCAAATGCTACCCTAAACCTACACGGTGCCATTGAAGCAAAGGACAAAGCGAGTCGTCAAGCATTCCAAAATCACGGCTCAGTAACCATTAGTCAGTGCACCATAGAGGCAAACGCGGGTATCAATGGCTTCTCTTTCGGCGAATGGAAGTTCGACCGTTGCAACATCAAAGTAAAGGGAAACGGCGACGATAAATATCCGTTTGCAGGCAGTATGGCATACTTTACACGCATACCACTATTGGAAGGCTGCGCTCTAAAGGTACCTACTGGCACGCATTGGAAGGAATTTACCGACCAATATGGTACGTGCTACTCGCTCGTAGATGGTTCGGAGAAAACCATAACAGACTGGATTACTATCACAACCGACCCTGCTTACATTGACAAACACACCATTCGGACTACCAAAACCACACAAAACATCTACTCTATTGGTGGTGCACGCCTTTCAACCGAACTCAATCGGCTACCAAAAGGCCTATACATCGTAAACGGAAGGATAGTAGCAAAGCCATAATCTGCTTAGAAACGGAGTGCATTGCGGGCACTCCTGCTACTTCTTTCCTATTCTTAAGAATCATAAAAAGGTTCAATATACTTAATTTTTTCATTGTTTTAGATAAGAGTATCTATCTATGTGGCTAGGGAGTGCAAGTGGTTTGTACTCCCTTCGTTGTATTTTATAGTGGGCTAAAAAGCATTTGTGCACTGCTTAAAACCAAATTACGAATTAGTGTTGTACCTTATTTTGTTTTATTATTGAACAGCCAATTGAGGTTAAAACCCTTCTTTTAATAATGCAAACTCTACACGCATCTGAATTTATTTCGTAACTTTGTCGGCATCAAAACAATAAACTATTCAGAATTATGTATACACGCAACTTTCTAACAGCACTATTGTTGCTATTTGGTATTGCCACATTCGCACAACAAGAACACTGGGTTGGCACATGGGCTTGTGCCCCACAAACAGTAGATAAAAGGTTTATGCCCTACAACAACCAGATGAATAACAGAGCTGTAAGGCAGATTGTGAAAGTGAGTATAGGTGGAAAAACAATACGATTGAAGCTAAGTAACGAACTGTCTACTACACCCGTAGAAATAGAGAGCGTATATATTGCACAAGCAGAAAACGGTTCGGACATACGCAAAGGCAAGGTTGGCTATCTTAAGTTCAGTGGTAAAGACGGTGTAACCCTACCGGCAGGAAAAGCAATATACTCTGATGAATTGCAGTTCGAACTACAACCGCTAAGCAAAATAGCCATTACCATAAACTATATAAAGGCTCCTAAACAACCAACAGTGCACATGGGGTCGCGCACAACAAGCTATATTCTGAAAGGAAAAGCCAATGCCGACACCAGTTTTCGCACAGCTTTCAAAGAAGAACACTGGTTTAACATTGCAGGAATAGAGGTGCTTAGCAACACAGCAACAGCCATTGCCATACTCGGCAACAGCATTACAGATGGCAAAGCAAGCACAAACAATGCACAAAACCGATGGCCCGACTTCTTCTCGGCTGCCATTAACACACCCGAAAAAGCCGAAACGGGAGTGCTAAATTTGGGTATTGGCGACAACAGAATACTGTCTGTTGGCTTAGGAACACCCGGAAAAGAACGCTTCGACCGTGATATTCTTGGACAACACGGACTGCATTCTGTTATAATATTCGAGGCAATAAACGACATTGGTACTTCTAAAAATCCAGAAGAAACGGCACGTCAGCTGATAGAAGCATATAAAGAAATGACGAAAAAAGCACATGCGCACGGGCTAAAAGTATATATGGGCACCATAACACCCTTTGAAGGGTGCAAAAGTTACTACAACGAAGCACGCGAAAAGGCACGCCAAACCGTGAACGAATGGATAAGAACAACACACGAAACCGATGGTTTCATAGACTTCGATGAGCTTATGCGCAACCCACAACACCCCAAACAGTTACGCAAAGAGTGGCAAAGTGGCGACTGGTTGCACCCTAACCCAGAAGGATACAAGGCTATGGGCGAGCATGCAGCAAAGGTTTTGGCACACGAAATAAACAGTACAACCACCCTGTAAGGTACATTAAACGTGAGCCATACACAACAAAACTCCCCCCTGTGTGGCACCATAACTTTTTAAAATATATAGAAGCTGTAACCATCTAAATATTAACCACTTACCAAAAACCCCCTTTTTGTGTTGCAAAAGATGGGTTTTTGCACGATAAAAACCCTATTTTTGCATTGCAAAAGTGGGGTTTTTGCAATGTCAAAACCCCACTTTCGTTTTTCTTCTGCACTATTCTTACAAAAAGCACTCCATCATCTTGCAAAACAGAAGTCCTACCCCACTATTCAAATAAACCATAAATACACAAACAATACGCCACAAATGGGCTGCCAAAATATTACAAACAAATTATAATAATGCAATATTCACACAACGAAATACATTGCGAACACTCCGCAAATATTCCACATTCACCAACGAAACACGCAATGAACAATCCGCAAATACACCACTCCCACCAACGAAACTCGCAACGAACACCCCGTCAGGCGTAGGGGCAAATTCATCGTGCCCGTATCCTTACATTATAAAATATGTATATTCGTTTCATAAAATACGTGCATTTGTTCCATCGTACACGCATTTTCGTTCCATATTTCGTGGGTGTATACGAATATGCGGGCACGATAAATCA